TTTAACAGTCTTAGCGTTTTTATCTATATTCAACAATTTTTTTGATTTAACAAATTTTAATTTTTTCATAGTATTGACCCCTTATAATATAAAAAGAAAAATAAGAGGGCTTAACTAATAAACAAAAAATAACTGTACTTAAATAATAGGGCTTAGATTTAAATTAACAATTAATATATTTATATATGTAATTGTTTTTAGTGTTTAAAAAATAAAAGTCACAAGCTTTAAAACGTGATTGTGACAAAAAGAAATCTAGCTTTTCAAAAGTTTTAAATTTAACTTTTTCAATTAAGTCTTTTTCATAGAAAAAAAAGCTAGTTCCTAATTTATTTTTATTATTTTTATATTTTTTTGAATATGCACAAATCATAAATGGATATATTCTTTTTTCACATAAATGAGTTATTGTTACATATCTATAATTACTCAACATTATAAAAGTAATGTAATTTAAAATTAATTAAATCGTTATTAAAGGCGTTTAAAAATTGCTTAAAGTTTTCTTGTGCAATTTCAATGACGCCTTTAAAATTATATAAATAGCCATTTGTGGCCTTGTTATCTTTTACAAATTTATAAACTTTAATTTTATAGAAATTATTTAAATCGCCATTAGTTGTATTTTTTAAAGCTCTTATGTAATGATTAATTTCTATCTTATGAGTTTTATTTGTAGCTATATTATTTAAAGTCATATGACCCCCTTTATAGAGTTTTTAAAAAGCCCTATTATTAAAGTACAGTTATTATAATAAAATAAAATTTCAGACCTACTTAGATTAATTTTTTCTGTTTTGGACACAATAAAAAAACCATAGCTATCGCCTTGTAAAAAAGAGGGCTATCTATATCACTGTTGAGACTTAACTTATGCCAAGCAAGAATAAAATCAATTGCTCTGATATAGCTCATTTATTGTTGTTATCTTGGTACAATAAAGCGAAAACCAATATTAAGAATGTTTTAATTGAAATTTAAAAAAATAGCAAATTAATAATAAATTATTTATTTAAGCTTTTCATTGGCTGTTTTTATATGTCTTATTAATAGCCATTTTTAAGACTACTAAAAACAGCCAATAATTCCTCAAATAGCGTTTAAAAGCGTTTTAAGAGGTGTTAGAGCGTTTTTATATGTCTTCTTAGTGATTGTATAAGACTATCAATTAAAATCAATTCTAGGTATCATTTAAAAGCTTTATTTTATCAATTCAAAAAAAATAGACCCCATCAAAAGCAAAAGAGCATAAAAAAAGCATAAAGAAGACTTAAAGTTCAGCATTAAGAGTTTAAAAGACCATTTACAAAAGATTTTTAAAAGCTTTTAAATGTTTCATATGGGGAAACTGGCCCAGCTATAGACTATGATATAGATACCTATATAGGCGTTTTACAACCCACATAGGTATCAGATAAAAGACAATTAATTCAGTAATCATATTCCTCTAATGACTTTTGATAGAATAATAGTATAAGAAGGGTTCTGTGCGTAGTTCCCAAGACTATCTACTAATACATTAAGAGAATATCCTTTATCCCTTAATACTCTAAATTGTACATAACTATGATTAGTCTCAATAGTATCAATATAATCATATACAGAATCACAGTAGTCAGCATAAACCTTAACGCCAAAGTTGGCATTAGGATTATCAAGTGGTTTCATTTGGGGTGTGTCAGAGTCAAATGTCCTGATACCAAATAGGTTATTGCCTTCTTTGGCAAATCTACTTGTTCCCCAGCCACTCTCCAGAGCTGCTGTTCCTATTATTAGTTTAATAGGTATGTCAGGAGAATCAGTCACTTGTAGACACCCTTCGACTCTCTCTATAAACTCTTCTTTAAGACTTTTAGTATACCCTATGGTACTCCATAGTAACCCTAGGATTAGGACTAATCTAAACATCTTTACCTCTCTCTATAGTAGGGGTATAAACCCCCCTTTGGTTCATATAGGGGTACTATTAAATCCACCTAGTGTTCTGTTGTTTTCTACCGGTGGCTGATTCCATGAATTTATCCAAGTCCTTCTGGAGCATTCTGTTCTTATGCTCATCAAAAGCCACTATCTGGTCTCTATCCATTCTTTCAACCCAGTAATTAACAGCAATGGACAAGGCGTCCAAGGCGTCATCATGCCTTAAAGAACCTTTGTCCTTTGTTATTCTGGTCATTTGCTTGAATAACTGATGGTCTATGTCTGTTTTAAAGTCATCTTTAATCAGTTCTTGGCTTACAACCAGTCTGTGCTGGTTCATAACCGGTTCTAAAGTGTCTATAATGCGAAGCTCTTTCTGTTTTGAATGCCTTACTTCCTCTATGGAGCAAGGGTGTATTCGAGACATAATGGGCTTTAATAACGCTGTAGCCATTCCATCACCAAAGTTGCTTTCAATAACCACGTAATTCACGTCATTATCCTTCGCTAGTTGGCTTAAACGCTCTAGGGTGGCATCACTATACCCACCTTCTAAAGCACCACCAGCAGTTAAATATAGGACTCCATGAAGCATTTTTAATATGGCATACCCTGTCCTGTCAGAACCACGACCTGAAGGGTCAATGGACATCACAGAACCTTCAAATTTAGAGTATTCTTCACTGGTGTACATTGGAGCTACCCAATAGTCACCTTTAAGTCCGACATTAGGCAATTCACTGTTAATTGCTTTGATTTGGTCTGTACCACTAGCCCACTGTATTTTAGCAGGGGCTTCAGTCCAAGACTCAAGTCCTGATACGCATATTAAGTCATTAAGTTTAAGGGGGTATTTCTCTAAGTCACTTAATGTGGTATCAAGCATAAATTGTAAAGCGAAACCGCTGCGACCATAGGAAGATTCACGTTCCATCAGGTCAACTTCATCAAATCTTTTAGGGTCTGTAGGTTTTCCTATCAGCTTTTCATCTTCTTGCAGCTCACTTAAAATCTTAGGGGAAAGCTTGTTTCCTAGATTTATAATTTGAGTTCTAGTAGGGTATAATGCAGTCCATATTCTGGTCTTGAACCCACGCTCTTCCAAGTCATTATACAATGACATTTCGGTCTGAGGAGTTCCAAGGAACACAATACGCCCTACTTCAGGTTTAATGATAGCGTCAAATTCCTTGACTGTCTCACTTAACCTGTCCCTCATCAATTGAGTTTGGGAATTGTTAGCTGACTCAACGTCATCAGCAATTATTAAATCGGCTCTTGAGCCGGTTAATTGGGAAGTAACACCTAATGATTTAACGGAAGGAGCGTGTGACGCTCTTGCCGGTGCTACATCAAAACTTATTTTAGAGTGTCTCTGGTCATCTCTTGGTTCTAAATGCTTTAATATCGGCATTTCAGTTATGAGACGCTGTGTGAATGTAGAAAAGTCATCAGCACGATTTTTAGACGCTGAGACAACCAATATGTTACGTTGAGGGTTCAACAATAATTGGTGGCACACAAATGCAGAGGTAATCCAAGACTTGCCGACACCACGAAAAGCTTCTATAACAATACGTTTAGAACCTTCTTGCAGATAGTCAGCAATGTCATATTGGATTGGGGTTGGATTAGGAAGACTGAGATGTTTCCAAGCCAGATATAAAAAGTTTTTAAAGTTTTTTAGCTGTGGTTCAATTTCCTTTTTGTTTTCTTTTTTAAGCATAACATTTTAATTAGGGTCAGTTCCTTCCCATTTATCAAAATCTACATCAAATGGTAAATCTTCTGTTATATTATTATTTGTTTCTTTTATTTCAACACCAAAAGTCTTACATACCTCTAAGCATACCTTGAGTTCACTAGCAGTGAGCTTATCACCACTAGTGAGATACTCATACGCTTTTTCTACAAGTAGTTTTGGGAGGATTTTGCGTTTGGCTTCATACGAATTTGGTTTAGACATAATTAAAATATATTAGTGACAATAACAAATATAATGATGACACCTACACCTATAAGAAATAATTTATAGGTTTTACGCAAGTCTCCCCACATAGTTTTTATTTTCTCAATCATAATTCTCCTTATTTTGTTAATCCTTTTGCTTTCTCAAAGCTTCTCATTCCGGCCACGCCTAACATTGAAGTTACAATGGCTAAGAGGGGGCCAGTCTGAATCTCTGGTGCAGTTAAATTTAATCCTGCAAATTTAGAATACCATTCTATTGAAGGTGATAAAATAAATTCAAACATTAAAGCAAATCCACCAATCCAGCCGATTGCCGGTCTCCAGCCACTTACAAATACTGACCTATGACCAGCTTCTTTAGCATTCACATCAAGTTGCTTTTCAGCCAACTTTTGCTGAATGCGTTGCATTAAAATCTTTTTATCTAGTTTCTCTTCTTCTGAGGTGTGTAATTCGTCTATGACGGAAGCTACTTGCTTTAATGCTCCGTTCTTACCACCTAGTAAACCACTGATTAAGTTGAGCATTTTTCACAACCTTTACAGCGACATTTTTTTATCCAAACCATTATTAAAAGTATTATTAATAATATTGTATTCATAATTATCATTTAAGCTCCTATTGAATTAGCTTTAAGCAATGGAAAAGCATTAAAAGGGACACAGTACGCCTTGGTTATCATTGTATCTTTATAGTCTCGTCCTTTACTATCATATGCGTCCATATATCCATCTCTTGCTATTATACACTCTGCTTCAGTATAATATAATATTCCATTATATTTTATAGTTGGTTGATTTGGTGAAGACATCAACATTAGTAATAAAAAAACTGTTTTCATAACTAAAGAATAACATCTCTAACAACATAAAGTAATTGAGAGAATACCATTACACCTATAACCCATAAAATTTTATTTAATCGGTCTATGTCTTTTTGAATATGAAACAAATGATTGTTTTCTATTGTATCTAATTTTGCCTTACAGAGTTTTACTTCTGAATTTATTTTCTCTATTTCAACTTCCCAATTATTATCAATCGCCATAACTATATCCCTCTGAACTTACAGTTCCTTCAATCAACTCAAATAACTTCTTGTGTTGTTTTTCAATCTTCTTATTTTGCTTAATGATTGCTTGGTCTTTATTTTTAAGTTTCTTTAAGTCTGAGTTCATATTATTTACTAAAGCGATTACGTTTTCCAAATCCAGTTTCATCTTTACTTGATTTTCAATAACTTCTTTTTGATTTTCTTCTTTGAAGTTTGCGTATAATGTTTCTACTTTAGAATCTATCTTAGAGACATACCATACTAAAGCTATAGCTTGTAAAGCTACAGCAAACATTAAAGCTAAAGGTATTTTCATTCCATTCATAATTTTCTATTCCTTTTATTCCATCTTTTATGCCAAGCCCAGCAACTAATTCTGCTCCCATAAACTTCAATAAAATTTAAAATAAAGTTTCTCATTTATCTCTTCCCCAGATAAACTCTTGTTTCACAGTCCACGATTCTTTATCGGAATCAGAAGTTGTTGTGCTATCATTCTTTGCATCTTTAGCTGTATCATTTGTTGTTGAAGATGTTCCATAGGTAACAGTCGTTTTAGATGGTCTGACATCAAATTTGTTCATTAGAATTGGAGTACATCCTAGTATGGGAAATAATGTTAAACTAATCATTATCAATAATCTTAATAATATGTTTTTTGCCATCTTCTTTCCATATT